CGAGTCTTAATAGGCTTATTTGTAAGAGGCGAGTCAGAAATGGCCCGCCTCGTTTTTCCGTAGAATGAGGTGAAACAATATGATCAAGAATGTGACGATAGGGGATAAGGACGTACAGCTCGACAACAACGTGGGCTGGGCGCTTATCTACAGAGACCAGTTCGGGACGGACATCATCCCGACGCTGACGCCTATGTTTGCTGGAGTACTTGATATCGTATCAGGGCTCGTGCAGGAGACAGGCAAGAAGGACGAGATAACACTAACAGACCTTGCGAAGCTGGCGGACGGGGACGCTCTGATAAATGCCATAGCGCACGTATCGAGTCTTGAGTTCGTGGATTTCATCAACATCACATGGGCGCTCGCAAAGAACGCTGACGATACCATTCCAGATCCGAAGACCTGGGTTCGTCAGTTCGACGAGTTCCCAGTTGACGTACTTGCTCCTGAGGTCGTGAAGCTCATCTTCAAAGGACTTGTAAGCACAAAAAATCTGAAGAGGCTGAACGACCTGCTCAAAACCGTTCAACTGACACCGTCGACCTCGACACCATCATCCTCGCAGGAATAGAGCGAGGGCTGACGATGGCCGACATCCGCCACATGCAGATAGGACAGCTCGTAGATTACTGCATAGCGTATAACGACAGGCAGAAGCAGGCCGAGCGCAGGCAGAAGTACGAAGAAAAGCACGGCAAGAGGCGGAGAGCGACACAAGGCGATATTGATTCATTTTTCGGATAGGTGAAAACATGGCCGGAAACATCAAAGGTATAACAATAGAGTTTCAGGGTGATACCACTCAGCTTGACAGGGCTCTTCGTGACGTAGACAAGAACACGAAAGGCATAGACAAGGAACTGAGGCAGGTCAACAAAGACCTGAAGTTCAATCCCACAAGCATAGAGCTGTGGAGACAGAAACAGGATCTCCTGAAAGCAAAGATCACAGACACGAGCAACAGGCTGAAGATGCTGAAGCAGGCTCAGGCTCAGATGGACGCAAAGGGAGTCGACAAGAACTCGGAAGAGTACCGTAACCTCCAGCGTGAGATCATAGAGACCGAGTCGAAGCTGAAGACATTCAAAGGGCAGTTGCAGGCGGTCGGAAACGTGAAACTCAGGGTAGCGTCCGAACAGCTGAAGGAGCTCGGATCTAAAGCGACGGCAGCGGGAAATGCTATGCGTGGGATCTCGAGAGCGGCGGGCGTCCTTGCTGGTGCCATAGGCGCTCTTGCGTACAAGTCCGGCAAGTGGGCTGACGATCTTAACACGATGCAGAAGCAGTATCGTATAAGCACTAAACAGCTGCAGTTATATGCGGCGGCGGCGAAGCTCGTTGACGTTGACGTGAACACCATCACGAAAGCGCACGTCAAGCTGACGAAGACGATGGGTAATGCCGCAAAGGGCTCGGCGAGTGCTGCAGAATCGTTCGAGAAACTCGGCGTATCTATCACGAATGAGGACGGCTCACTTCGTGACAATGATGCGGTCTTTCAGGACGCTATCACAGCGCTCGGCAAAATGGGCAACGAGACCGAGCGTGACGCACTCGCTATGGACCTGTTCGGCAAGTCTGCGAGCGAGCTGAATCCGCTCATCGTTGACGGCGGAGAAACCTACAAGAGGGTAGCCGAGACCATGCAGAAATACGGCCTCGACTTCGTTGATCAGGACACACTCGACAAGGCCAACGAGTTCAATAATCAGATAGACACGATAAAGTCTGTCGGAGTATTAGCGTTCCAGTCGCTCGGCGCTTCACTTGCGGGAGTGCTCGAGCCGGTACTTGAGAAAGTAGTTGAGCTCGTCGGCAAGTTCGCTAATTGGATCTCCGGCATAGATCCGGTCATCCTTGCGATAGTCGGCGGAGTTAGTTTACTCGTAGCAGCCATAGCGCCGGCACTCTTACTGTTCGGAGCGTTAGCGACTGCAGCGGGAGCGGTAGCCGGTGTGCTTGCGGGCATAACGGCTCCTATGATAGCAATAGGCGCTGCGATAGCCGGTATAGTTGCTGTGGTGGCCACAGCGCTGGCACAGAGCACGACGTTCCGTGAAACGATAACGGAGCTCGTGACGTCGCTCGGGCAGATATTCCTGCCGGTCATCCAACAGTTGCTTGGCGTATTCAAGACGCTGTTCGCAACGATAAAAGACACCGTAATGGAAGTGGCTAATCAGCTCGCGCCGGTATTCCAGGCTCTGACTCCTATCATCCAGTTCGTGGCTAAACTGCTTGCCGGACGTCTGAAAGTAGCGCTGTCAGTAATAAGCGCTGCCATCCGGATAGTCGGAGCGGTGGTGAAGTCGCTTGCGACGATATTCTCCGCCACGTTCTTGGCTATATTCAATACGGCGAACGCAGCGGTCAATAGGCTGAAAGGCATATTCGCGAAAGTGAAGAGCGCTCTTGTAAATCCGTTCGAGACGGCGAAGAACGCAATAAAGGGTATCGTGGACAAGATCAAGGGCTTCTTCGGCTTCAGCGTAAAGAGTCCGCATATTCCGCTGCCACACTTCAGCATAAGTCCTAAGGGCTGGAACATCGGCGACCTCGTAAAGGGCAAGATCCCGTCGCTTTCTATCAAGTGGTACGCAAAGGGCGGTATCTTTAACAGTCCGACTCTCGCAGGTATCGGTGAAGCGGGACCTGAAGCGGTCGTTCCTCTGGACAAGCTCTGGGACAAGATGTCGGAGCTTCAGGGTGGAATGGTTGTGAACGTATACGGCTCTGACAATATGAGCGTGAACGAGCTTGCTCTTGCGGTCGAGCAGAAGATAATCGAGATGCAGAAACGGAGGCGTTTAGCGTGGCAGTAGCAAAGACAGGGGCGTTATTCAAAGCGCTGACATTTGACGGTTACTCGTCCCGCAACTACGGGATATACATAACAGGTGAGGCTGTGTACAATGCGCCTGAGCGCGATGTCGAAATGGTGACGATACCAGGTCGAAACGGAGCGTTCGCACTTGATCATGAGCGTTTCGAGAACATCGAGGTCACATATCCTGCAGGGATATTTGCTGACAACGAGGAAGACTTTGCGGACGGCATATCGTCGTTCCGTAATATGCTCTGTTCACGTCAGGGCTACTGTGTTCTTCAGGACGAATATCATCCTGACGAATACCGACTTGCGGTGTACAAGAGCGGGCTTGAGGTGACACCTACACAGCTCAAAGCAGGTGAGTTTGACATCACCTTTACCTGCAAGCCACAGCGCTTCCTGACATCAGGAGACACGGCTGTCGCAGTAGCGAACAATGGCACGATAACGAATCCGACACTGTTTGATGCAAAGCCACAGCTTCAGGTATGGGGCTATGGGGATTTGAATGTTAATGGATATGGCATAACAGTAAACAATGAAACACTTGGTAACATAACATTATGGGATGATACATATCAACTTATAACAGCGAGTATGCCATATTCAAAGAGCGTAACTTTTAACGCTTCACAATTAAATACCAGCGACAACATATATGTTAATGGGAAGTTCGCATATTTATGTAAACCACCATCGTTAGGGTCATATTCTTGGAACAATTTTGTATTGTCATCGGATTCGCAATATGTTCAGACGGGGACAATGGCATCCGATAAAGCTTTGACAGTTAAAGTATCACTTAATGATTTTACATTTACAAAGGGGACATCGGGGACAGCTTCAACAGATAGCACGGCGACAATTAGAGATAACTTAAATTACACATTAGCAACAATTGTCATAAGATGCCAAGTATCTTATGACGGTGATGACACAGTAACGTGGGCTATAAGTATTCAATCGATAACAGGGTCAGAGCAACCCGGCAATGTAAGGATGGATGCTTTTGGGATGGGCACGGGAATTGGCAATTCCACCAAGTCAGCGCTTGGCACACCAACATACATTGACTGTGATATTGGTGAATCCTATCTCAACAGCGGTGGCGAGCCTGTATCTCTTGACCATCTTATTGAGTTGGGGTCAAAGCTTCCTGTCTTAAGTCCGGGAGTGAACACCATAACATATGACAACACAGTAACATCATTCAAGATAGTGCCACGTTGGTGGCGAATTTAATTAATTACTTTACCCTTTTTAGAAAAAGGAGGAATTATGGAAGTTTGGAAACCAATTGAAGGCTATGAGGGCTGTGAAGTATCCAACCTCGGGAACGTAAGAAATAAAAACGGAAAACTATTCAAGCAGTTCCTAAACAGCAAAGGTTATTACCGAGTATCTTTAGGAACGCAAAGGTTGCAACTTGTACATCGGCTCGTTGCAAAGGCTTTTGTCGACAACCCTAACGACTATCCAATCGTAAACCATAAGGATGAGGACAAGACTAACAATTGTGCTGACAATCTTGAATGGTGCACATATAAGTACAACAGCAATTACGGGGATGCTCCAACAAAGAGCTCCCAAAAATCAAGGTGTCCTGTTGTCCAAGTGTTACCAAGTGGGGAGTTAGTATTTTGGGAATCATTGAGAGCGGTCGAGAGAGAGTTGGGCTATAGCCATAATAATATTTCAAACGTATGTAAAGGCTACTATAAGAAGGCTTATGGTTGCAGGTGGTACTTCAATAAAGGAGCGACTATATGATTCCGATCTTATACGAAAAAGACGAGGTGGCATTCACTTCCAACGGTCTTGGACGGCTTCGTGACTGTATCAGTTGCAAGGTCACAGAGGAACGGAACGGCATATACGAGTGTGACTTTGAATATCCGACAGACGGCGTGAGATTCGATTCAATACAGGTCGGACGGATAATCGGAGTACAGCACGACGACAATGGTGACATACAGCCGTTCGACATCGTGTCATACACCAAGCCGATAGACAAGATAGTCACGTTTCACTGCGTACACATCAGTTACAGACAGAGTTACCTCACAATGGACACGAGTGCTATGGCGGCGTTCGGGCCAGGTGCGGCTATGTCAAATATGAAGACATACGCAGTACCGACCAACCCGTTCAACTATGGCACGGACGTTTCCTCGACAGCGGACTTCCTTATGTTCGACGGACAGCCGAGAACAGTAAGGTCCATGCTCGGAGGGAGCGAGGGCTCGATACTGGACCAGTACGGCGGTGAGTTCGAGTGGGATGTATGGAGCGTGTACCTGCACAATTCAAGAGGCGTGTACAGGAACTTTGCTATCCGCTACGGCGTTAACATGACCGAGTTCAGCGACGAGACCGACTCACAGGGCACGTACATGAGCGTCATCCCGTACTGGAAGAACGGCGACGAGTATGTTATCGGCGACAAGGTCGACAGCACTGGTATCACGGCAGGCGGACACAATGAGTGCGTTCCATTGGACGTGACGGACAAGTTCGACAGCAAGCCGACAAAGGCACAGGTCGAGCAAATGGCGACAGACCTGATGCAGATGAACAACCCGTTCCTGCCAGTACAGAACATCAAGGTCTCGTTCGTCAGGCTTCAGGACTTGGGATATGACCAGTTCGAGAACCTGATGAAGTGCCAGTTATGCGACACGATCAAAGTCTACTTTCCTGACTACAACGTCTCAGGCACGTTCAAGATAGTAAAGGTGGTATGGGACGTACTGTCAGACAGGTATGACGAAATGGAACTCGGAGCGCTTTCGACATCATTATCAGAGGCGCTCGGCATTAAGACGAAACTGGACACCACATCGAGCGGTGGGGGAGTGACAGGTGTCAAAGGTAATTCCGAAGGCACGTACAGGACAGGGAATGTTAATCTGACCTATGCGCAGATTGGAGCGCAAAAGCCAATAACAAGCACCACAGATTTGAGCGTAAACAAATTGAATGCCTCAAGCCATATTTATGCTGAAGGTTATACAAGTTCAAATGACTATATTGGGTACATTCCATCAGCGGTCAGGAACACATCTACTGTCACAGTCAACACATTGACAGCGACAGACATCTGCAGTATATCTCTGACAAAGGGGCATTGGCTTGTGTGCTGTGGTCTGAGATTTCCGCCTAATACATCAGGATATAGGTGCGGAAAGCTGTCAAGTTCATCTGCCAACATCTCTGTGACAAATGCAGATGTCATATTGTTTGCGCAGAATATGAGTGGCACGAACACACAGCTCCAATGGACAAAGATAATCAATGAGACAAGGACATCAGGCACATGGTATCTTGAGGCGCTTCAGAACAGTGGGAGCAGTCTGACAATGCCGACAGGGGGCACACAGACCTATACCAATCCATATGGCTCATATATACATGCGATAAGAATAGCATAAGGAGGCTTTATATGACAGATGCAGTAATGGTAGCACTGATTACAGGCGGGCTCGCTATCTTGTCAAATGTGATAGTGGCGCTCATGAACAGTAAGCTACTGGTCTACAGGATCGAACAGCTCGAGAAGAAAGTCGAAAAGCACAACAACCTCGTCGAGCGGGTCACAGTACTGGAACGTGACGACGACACACAGTGGAAGCGTATCGACGAGCTGAAAGAACAGCTCAACAAATAGGAGGACATTATGTCAT